ATTTATAGTATTATTTTAAGATAATTAAGTTTATCAATTAGAAATTGAAGCCATATGAGTATTATGTTTTTCGTTATATTTAAGATATTGATTACGAATTTCTTTAACATGTCTTTGTCTGATAAGAACAACATCTCCCGTAGAGAGTTGAAATTGATTTCCAGCCTCAATTATATAATCCATATTAACGAGATAGCTTTGATGACTTCTTAAAAAGCGAGAATCATTGAGTTCCGATTCAATTTCATTAAGCTTTTTATAGATATTATATTTTTCACCATTATTTCTGTGTAGAATACATTTTGAGTTATTGCTTTCTATATAAACAATTTCATTATATGGAATAAGCAAGAAATTACTTCTTTGCCTTACGCAATAGCTGTTTGTTCCAAGCTTTAGAGTTACTTTGTCAATAACTTTTTTTAGCTTGTTATATGAAATAGGTTTTAGTATATATCCTCCAGCATTTACATCATAGCTATCGACAGCAAAGTCAGAACTTGCTGTCAAGAAAATGATTTCTCCATTAAATTTAAGCTTTCTAAGATTTTTAGCTACTTCAATTCCCAGAAGCTTTCCCATAAAGATATCAAGAATTATTATATCGTAAGGGTGTCCATCTTCAATTTCATAGATAAGGTTATCACCATTTTCATATTGGTCTATGCTATAAGAAATAGATTTATTAAAGAAATAACATTCAAGTAAATCTACAATCAGTTCTCTATCTAAAAGATTATCATCACATATTGCAATATTCATATAATTAAAATCCTTTCTTATTTATAAATGATATATTTAGTCAAGTAATGCTTGATTCAATGCGAATTGTGTTTATTTCACAAGCAACAATCAAAAATAATTTTTAATGATATAATAAAGTCATAGGACAGCGAATAAAGCTGAAAAGGGAGATTAAAATGTATATATATAAGGTTATTAAGGAGAATTTGCAAAATTGTGAATTTGGAAGCTATGTTGCTTATGGAATAGCTTGTAAGTTTGTAAATGAAATCCAAAAAATAAGAGGAAGTTGGTAAAAACCGAAAAAACAAGGGAATATCAAAAAAATCCCATAAATAAGCCGTTTTTCGAGCGTAACGAAAGGTTACACTTTGAAAAACGGCTCTTTTTTTGGATTTTATTTGAAAGCAGTTTTTGGTGATTTTAGGGCTTATAAAGGGTATATAATTACCAGTAGAAATTAGCGTTTAAAAGTGTTTAAGAAAGCTATAAATGCGGTTTATAAGCCGTTTAAGGGCATTTTACGAATTACACAGCACAGCTGTTGAAATGGTTGAAAATTGGCAATTTAATCGGAACTAAATAAAGAATTTAATAGGAACAGTTCCGATTAAGATAAAATCTATATTTAAAGATAATTTTAATAATCATTCTTAAATTTTAAATCGGAACTAAAAATGTATAATTAAACACTATTTTTGTATATTTATTCATAATTATGCATCAAGCCTATAACCTGACCGAAGCATCGGACATCATTGCAGGTTTTTATGGCTATATTAGGATAATCAGGATTAAGCGAGATAAGCTCACCGCTCCCCATCTGTTTTATAAAAGCATCACCATCTATATAGAATATACCTATCTCACCCTCAAATATAGAGGGTGTTTTTTTTACTAAAACTATATCTCCATCAGCAAATTTAGGCAACATACTTTCACCGCTTACCATAAGCATGAAGTCAGCTTCCTCTGTTTTGCTGTTTTTAGGAACTGTACGCCACTCTGGCAGTTCATCAAATATATAATTTCCATCTCCAGCACTGGCAGACTGTGGGTAATAAGGCAGCATGATTTCAGGCATTTTAGACTTCTCATGTTTTTCTATTATAATAGGCACTTTTTCAGCAGGCTTATTCCAAGTTGGGTCATCTGTCCGCCCTAAAAGATAATCTACAGAACATTCAAGATAATCTGCTATGCGTGCTAAATTTATCGAGGACATAACTTGTCCTTTTGCGAACTGTGAAATAGTATTTATTCCCAATCCCAAATCTGACAGCATATTTTTTATGCTAACTTTTTTTGATTTTGCCATCGACTTAATCCTATTGGATATATTTTGTGTATTATACATAAAAGCACCTCTATAATTTGTGAAAAACATAAAAATCATTGTATACCGTGATTTTATATTGAAATTCACGGTATAGCGTGATATAATAGTAACCATAGCAACCATAACTTAATGTTACCATAGTAACAATGTAAAAACAAGAAAAAAGGAGATGATTATATGTCCATTGGCGAAAATCTCAAGAAAATCCGCACGAATGCAGGCATAACGCAAGCAATGCTTGCAGAGAAAATCGGCATCAGCAGACCGATGTTAGCACAAATTGAACGTGGAACGAAGGCACTGTCACTGTCCTTGGCAAACATTATCGCAGTCGAATTAGGCTGTGATATATATGACTTTTTAGACAAGAAAGGAGCTTGATTAGCTTGATTATGGAAAACACAATGGCAAAAATCTTTCAAAATCAGGAGTTTGGGGTTATTGAGGTCATCATTATAGATGGTAAATATTATTTCCCAGCTACCGATTGTGCGAAGATGTTAGGTTACACAAATCCACAAAAAGCAATCAAAGACCATTGCAGAACCCCCGGAGTAACGTTTCGTTCAGTGGGGGTTCAAACCGGGATAAAGGCTGACGGAAGTCTGGCAATGCAACAGGTTAAAAAGAAGTACATTGACGAAGGCAATTTGTACAGACTGATTACACACAGTAAGCTTCCATCGGCAGAATGCTTTGAAAGTTGGATATTTGATGAGGTGATTCCCGAAATTAGAGTAAGTGGCGGTTACAGTCTGAATGTTGGAACGAAAAGCGATTCAGAACTTGCTGGAATAATAAGTCAGGCTGTAACAACTGCCGTAAGCGAAACCGTAAATCAAATTATGAAGCAAATAGTTCCTTTGCTCGCTCAACATCAGACCGAACAAGGCAATTCTGATGAATATGAGGAGAACATAACAGTAATCAAGAGAACACGAAAAAAGAGTAAACAGCCAAAGGTTATTGAAACCCTGCCGCCTAATATCAGATTAGATGTTGACAATATGATTGCAAACGGTGAACCGTACAGGAAAATCAAAATATATCTTTCTGATTATGGTGTAAAACTTTCAGAACAAGCTATCGGTAAATATACAAGACAATATTTCAACTGAGAGGAACTGTTATGGAAAAATATCTTAAAGAGATTATTAGTCAAAAAGGCTTAAGTGAGGCATATAAGGAATGTATTCATATGATTGAAAGTCTGATGAACACAGCAAGCTGCTATAAGTCTGATACCGAAAAGCTTAAAACTATTAAAAGCCTCATCGGAATAATCGAGGAGGCTGAAATCGAGAGTATTTATAAAGCATGAATAAGCCGAAACCGCTCCCAAATGGAGCGGTCAGCAGGAGATGACCTCCCTGCTCTGATGATGGCAGGTCGGAAAGAAGGTGGGTACTATGCTATATAAAAAGAAATCTGCCGACGAACTAAATCGCCAACAGATAAAAGAAACAATTAGAATCTACACTCCGAATGGCAATGTATATGGATATGACCAAACTGCTTTAATTCGAAACTCACTTCAAAAGAGGATAGAACGACAGTTAAGAGAAAAATTAAAAGAAAAAGATTATTAAATCCACTCATATTCTTTATTAATTCTATTGATAATTTGTTTCCAGTCAATCTCATTTTTAGTTCTATATTTTTCAAGCAAAATCATAGTTTGAAAAGTTGATATTAATCTTTGTTCTTTAATTTCGTCTTCATTACATATTAATACATTTAACATTGATAGTTCTTCTAAAGGCATAAAACCATAAGATTCCGAAAACTGCTTTAGTCCTTTTGGATTATAATCTGTAAATCCATTAATTTTTTCTTCTAATTTCTCACCATCTCCAAAATGATAATCTTCTATATTGTGTTCATATTTAGAGTAATAAGAGAAAAATGTTGACATCTTTCCAGATTTATCTAATCCTGCAAAAATAATGTTTAAACGATTGTCTATTATATATACCCTGTATCCTAAAGGAAAATGTTCAGGCTTATATTCCTGAAGATTATTTGCGTAGGAATGTATTTTAGATTTATATATTTTTAAATAATCAGGAAAAATATCATGCAAACAATCTATTAAAGATTTACAGTATAAAGCTATATCATAATTCAAACAATTTATTTCATGCTTTAAGGGAATTGAAAAATCAAGCGACATAATTAGCTCACCTCCTTTTAACTAAATTATATCACAAAGCCGAAACCGCCACAAGGCGGTCAGCAGGAAATGACCTCCCTGCTCTGATGATGGCAGGTCAATGAAAGGAGCTGGAAAGCAAATGAATATTACAGAAAAAATCAATGGAACGCACACAGTAATTGCAAACTTTGCAGATAAGGTGGTACTTGCATACAATCCGTATGCCGCTGAACCATATGTAGTCTGGTATTTAGACAATGATGGTGACCCATATTGTGGAGTTTATACGGATAACATACACTTTGCAAGGCACAAGTTTTGCGAAAGGGTAGTATCCTGTACAGCAATAGGAGATTTTATACGCAATGGTTGTTAAAATGTTTGATAATCGTGGAATGCAATTACTTTACGATAAAGAAAATAAGCATTATATAATCAAAACGCCAGCAGGCACAATAAGCAAATATGATAGTCCTCGTATTGCTTGGGCTATGTATATATATAAGCTTGATACGATGGTTAAAAAACAGATAGAGGAAATGCTCACTAAGGGCAATGAAAATATATAAGGAGAGATAAAAATGGGATTTGGTACACTTGTTAAAAGCGTGAAAATTGAGCGTACGCTCAAAAAAGCCAAGAAACTTTGTAAGACAAAGAGAGATTTTGATTACTTTATCAAAGGGCTCAAGGACGAAAGGGATTTTAGAGAACTTATGAAAAGCACAGCATCAGACTATTGGTCAGGACGAAAGATGACTTTTCCTCCTCTACAAAAGCAAGAGGCACAAAATCAGAATGAACATCAAGAAACATAAACAGCCGAAACCGCCACAAGGCGGTCAGCAGGAGATTGACCACCCTGCTCCGATGATGGCAGGTCGTTTAAATAAGCCATAAACGATAGTTAAAAAATAGTTTAATAATTATTGATATAGAAATGAGGTGACGATTATGGAAACATACTTAACTATTAAGGAGACTGCTGAGCTTAAAGGCTGCAGTACAAGATATTTAAGGCAAGCTGCTTTGAGTGGAACTGTAAAGGCAAAAAAAGAACTCAATGATAAGAACAGACCGCAGTATTTAATACCACTCTCAGCACTTGACACTAAACTACAGCTAAAATATCAAAAAGCTCATGGATTGGTATTGCCTGAAGAGGAAGTTGATACATCAAGCAGAACAATAGAAGAGCTTAATGAGCAACAACGAAATCAGATAAATACATGGTTATTGATAATCGAGAACTGGCAAAGTTTCAGAAATCAATATAAAGGCAGTAAGGCGGAAGCTGATAAGGCATATATAGCGTTAGTATCTGAAAAATATCCAGATATAAAAATTACATATGATATTTTGCAACGCAAATACAATGCAATAAGAAAAGGTGATAAAGTGGCTCTTGCTGATGGGCGTGGTTATACACGCAAGGGAGCAAGCAGTATACCTGCCACTGTATGGGACGCTTTTTTATACTATTACTTGGATGAAAGACAATATCCAGTAAAAAAGTGTTATGAGTATACAAAGTTATGGACAAGAGAAGAACAGCCTCATCTATTAGAACAGATTCCTTCGTACTCAACATTTTGCAGGCATATAGAAAATGATATTACGGAAGGCTTAAAAACTCTTGGAAGATATGGCGAGAAAGCTTTCAAAGACCGATATGCTCCATATATCAAACGCTTATATGACAATATGGAAAGCAATGAGTGGTGGATTGCAGATAATCACACATTCGATGTAATGACTACAGACGGAAAAACAACTCACAGACTATACCTTACAGCCTTTATGGACGCAAGAAGCGGAATATTAACAGGTATTTATGTTACTAATAACCCAAGCTCACAAGCAACACTTATTGCATTGCGTAAGGGTATTATGGAATACGGGATACCAGCTAACATATATGTTGATAATGGTCGAGAATTTTTGACCTTTGATGTTGGTGGTCTTGGACACAGACAGAAGAAATCGACTAAGGATAAATTTACTCCGCCGCCTATTTTTGAGCGTCTTGGCATTAAGATGACAAACGCTATTGTACGCAATGCGAAAGCAAAGATTATTGAACGAAGATTTCTTGACCTCAAGAATAGTATAAGCCGTCTTTTTGAAACATTTACAGGCGGAAATGTACTTGAAAAGCCAGAATCGCTTAAAACGATTTTAAAGAGCGGAAGAATTCCGAATGACATAGACTTCACAAAACAAATAGAGATGATTGTTAAGTATTACTTTAACAGAGATGTATATAACGGAGCTGTTGCAAAAGATAAAGGTAAACCAAAACAGCAGGTTTATGAAGAAAATCTATTGCATAAGCGAGTTGCTGAAGAAAGTGAACTTAATCTTATGCTTATGAGGTCATCAAAAGCTCAGACTGTCGGCAGAAGAGGCGTACATCTTACAGTATCAGGACAGCGTATAGACTACTTCAGCAAAGAATTGCTTGATATGCAGGGCAAGAAAGTATATTACAGGTATGACCCTGACAATATTGGTGAAATACGCATATACGACCTTGAAGACCGCTATCTTATGACTGTACCTGCTGATAATACAGCAATATGTGAATATGGTGCAAGCAAAGAAGAAGTATCTGCTGCAATGCATAAGGTTAAAGAGTATGAAAGCATTGTTAAGAAATCACTCAAAGCTAAAAAAGCATTGGTACTTGGTAAACACACTGCTCTTGACCTTGTACTTAGAGAGGTTGAGCGAAATAAGGAAATTTCTATCACGCCAGCCAATCCTGTGATCACGATACAGCGTGCAGATGAATCATTACCTGAAGCTGTTGGCGGAAGCACAAGAGCAAATGTAGACATAGACAGAATGATACATAGTGCTGAAAGACGCAAGAAACAGAAAGGATGAGTAATTATGGCAAACAAGCAATTACAAGAAAAGCTGAAAAACTATATAAGCGAAAGTGGTTCGCTTAGTTCGGCGGCAAAAGCAATCGGACTTAGTCCTGCGACTCTTAGTACATATCTTAAAGACAAGTATGAAGGAAATGTCGCAAATGTGGAAACTCGTTTAACAGAAATTTTTGAAACTGTAGAAGCAGCAAATAACCTTTTGAGCAAAACAAATACTGTTGGATATGTTGAAACATCTATATCTATGGGTGTTTATAAGACTATCAGGCTTTGTCATCTTAAAGGTGGTATTGCAAGAGAGAGCGGTGATGCAGGTATTGGCAAAACAATGGCTGCGAAACAATATATTAAGGATTATCCGAATAGTGCAATATATATTTCAGTGAACCCTTGTACATCGGGTGTAGTTGCTTGTTTGAAATTGATATGCAAAACACTCAGGTTAAGAGAAAGCAGAAAAGATGATATGTGGTTTTCAATAAGCAATGCCTTATCTGGTGAAAAAGTACTTATTGTAGATGAAGCACAACACTTACCTATTAAGACAGTAGAAGCTCTCAGAGCTTTTTCGGATGTCAATCCACAGCTTGGCATTTGTCTTATTGGTAATCTTGAGACAGCTGGCAGTAACAATAAGCCTGCATATGCACAAATCGCAAACAGAACGAAGATAAAACAAATAAGATTGACATCAGACATTGAATATCACGATATTGAATTGCTTTGTCCTGCTCTTCATGGAAAAAAAGAAATAACATTTTTACTGAATATTGCACATTCTCCGCAAGGTCTGCGAGGAGCAATAAATGTATATAGCAATGCTCTTGATAATCAAAATATCAGCTATGAAGGTCTATCTGCAATGGCATCAGCTATGCAAATAACAATGAATTAACGGAGGGAAATATAATGACAGAACAGGAAAATCGTAAACTTACTGAATTATCAATAACTTTAGCCAAAGCGTGCAAAGAAGATAATAATGAAGTAATAAATGAAACAATACCAGAAATAGTTCAGTTATATTTTAGATTTTTAGGAGGAATTTCAATAACTCAACTCACTCATCCAATGGCAATTGTTGCAATGAGAAACTTCACGAAAACACTTGAATCAATGGCAACAAAAGATGATATTGAATTTGCGGATACAATAATGGAAAATTTTGACATAATCGCAGTTGTTAAACCACTTTAAAATACTTGGGGCTGTATGCCCCACCTTAATGCGGCTCATCAGTTTTTGATGAACGGTCACAAGCCCGGCAACGCAGAGTGGGGATAAATTTAAAGGAGTGATAAAATGGCAAAGAAAAATTTTCAAAAGACACCTCTTGAGCGTGCTCAGCATGAAAAAGCTGTCAAGGTTAGAAAAATGACTGACAGCCAGCTTTGTGAATTTATTGATACGCTTTCCGATAAAGCTCAAGCTAATAATACTGTAGAAAATTTCATACAGCATCTTCAAGAGCATGGCTATCGTGGAATTGGTACAGCAACGCTTGCTAAAATCAAAAGTATTGCTCTCAAAGAGGGATTTATAAAGGAGGTATAGCAGTAGTGGCTAAAAAAATGACCGCAAAAGAAAAAGCTGAACGAGCAAAAATCAAAAAGGAACTCCAAAAACAAGGAGTTATTCCACCTAATAAAAAACCATTGAATCGTGAAAAATTTATATCAGAATCTTCAGAAGAATTTGATGAGGTATTCAAAAATAATATTTATGGAAGTACATTGTATTTGCTTGAAGCAGTGCAAATAATGACTGTACACCGTACAATGACGGAAAAGCATAGTTTACAAGCTGTTGGTGCAGCTAAAGCATTAAAGATAGCAGCAAGATTAAAGCAATTTAGTGAAAAATTAAAGTCAGAAGGTCGCACTACATATAAAATCGAAGAAAGCTATGAATATATCAAGGACATTATTGACCTATAAAGGAGAATGTTTATGGAAAAATCAAAGAAAATTCAGAAAAACGGTTCAATCTCAATACCGAAAGATATGAGATTTGAAACGGGCTTACACTCCGGCACAGCAGTTGATATAAGAAGTGATGGTGAAAAAATCGTCATTACTCCTCATGCGGCTGCTTGTCATTTTTGTGCTTCAATCGAAGATATTATATTTGTTGAGGATTGTAAACTTCATATTTGTAAAAGTTGTGCAAATAAGATTATCAAGGCGGTGAAGACTGATGATTGATACAAACTTGATTGACCAGCTCACAACTATAAAATCGAAGATAACAGAGCTTACAGCAGAAAAAGAAAAGCTTGAAGCTGAGATTATTTTTGCAAGCAGTAAGGATTTAGAGAATACAAAGTATAAAACGGTTACATATGCTTCTGAACAAGGAAATAAAGTAACTGCAACAATTGCTGAAACTCTCAAGCTCACATATCCTACATTGCTTAAGAAAATATTTGGAGCAGCATATAGCGACGCAGTTAAGGAGGAAACAAAGTACACGCTTACAACTCCTGCAAAGCGTATGCTCACAAAGGTATGGACAGGCTCATATATTAAGCAATCGCTTAATGACGCCATTGCTCAGTTGCCAGTAGACGATACAATACGCAAAAAGTTAGCCAAGAAGCTCAAGGGTGCAAATTTTGAAACAGATAAGAAAAATCTTATCAATATCGGCGGTTTATCAGAGCAAGAAGCAAATGAATATGCTTATCTCATCAGCGAGGCGGCAGCTTGGCAGAGCTACAGCACCTTGCTTGAACTTAATGGTATAACAAGCGATAGTGATATTGCTGAAATAACAAAGCTTATTGATACTGCTATGATTGTTGATGAGAGTACAAAAATCTCAGTTGAGTAGGTGAGGCTATGTGGAAACTTGGTTGAAAATGGCTGAACGCTGTAAAACAAACTATGAGTATGCTGAGCGTGAACTTGATATTTTATATCAGCGAGATGAAAAGACAGAAAATGATAAAAGACGAATCTGCATACTCGAACAGATTTTTTACGAGCAGAAATATCAATATATGCAATGCATGAGATTAGCGAAGAAAATTAAATAAGGAGCTGAAATTTATGACAAAACAGCAGATACAACGGATATACGGTATGGGCTCAATACTCGGTATACTTGAAAGTGGTAATAAGCGTGATAACCTACATCTGCTTGTCGAATCAATAACAGGCAAGGATAGCATAAAGACTCTTACAGATGATGAATACAAGGCAGTTGTACATGAACTTGCAGAACGCATACATATACAAAATCTTGGAGAACCTCCTGCAAAGATAAGACGAACAGCAAGATATGAGGAACAGCCAGGCGGTATGAGTGAAGGACAGCAACGCAAGGTGTGGCATTTAATGTATGAGCTGAAAAAATTCGATAAAAAGAAAAGCTCAAAATCACTCGGCGAAAGGCTGTGCGGTATAATAAAAAAAGAGGTCGGTGTTGACGCACTTCCTGAAAAACCACTTGTCTGGCTTACATACCAACAGGGCAGCAAGCTGATTGAGGCAATAAAGAGGTACATAAGAAGTGCCGAACGCAAGGCTATGAGGGGTGATGGTGAATATGGATAGTTTTGAAATACAGCTCTCTGACCTAAGAGGCGAACAACGAGAAATTGCACAGGCAATCGGAATCAAGGCGTATATAGAGCTTGTCAAGCTTTATGGTGGTTCTAATATCTATATTGCAAAAATGGATAAGCTGTTTTGTATAAAGCGTGATGCAGAAATTATACGACACTTTAACGGCGAAAATTATACCTCACTTGCAAAGCAATACGGTTTATCAGAAAGAGCTGTAAGAACTATAGTAGCTGATTATATGAATGAAATGTATGGTTCGGAGCAGACCTCGTTATGGTAAAAATTGAAGAAAAAAAGAGAAATATTTCATATATTTTACTTCAAAGATTTAAGGTATCATTAAGTTAAGACTTAATGATACCTTTTTCGTTTGGTGGTGAAAAAATGGAATTCGGAGCAGACACCTGGTGGCTCGTTGGGCTTGCGGTGACAATAGCAATCGGCATAATAGGCTATTTCCTGAAAAGAACGATGTCAAAGCAAGACCAGCACGAGGCTGATATTAACCATATAAAGCTTACTTATGTTACAAAAGAAGAATTTAAAGAGCTTAAATCCGATACGGCAACAAGTATGGACAAATTGCAAAAAGATGTCGAAGAAATCAAAGAAAACACTTTAAGTAAGGCTGATTTCTATCGTTCTCAGGCAAAAACAGACGATAAAATAGACAAGATTTACGATATGTTAATTGAACTCAATAAGAAAGGGTGAGTAAAGTGAACGATACAATTGCAAAAATGAGGGCTGGAAGATTTATTAAAAATAACGGTCGTGTATTGCGTACAATCAATTTGCTACGCTATAAATATGAAAAACTTGAAGAAGTTAAGTACGCTCTTGAAGATATGCCTGAAAACGAATATCTTGACAGCTTGAACTACTTATCAGAGGCAGGATATATACAGATGAGGCGTGTCACAAGCAAGCAGATTGCTGAGATTGCTGATGTTGACTATGTGCATCTTGAGGCAAAGCTGACAGAAAAAGGTATCAGATTACTTGCAGGAAAGCTTGAAGATGATTTGATTGAGGTGTAAGCTATGAGCCGCAAAAGAAGAATAGTTGGTTCTATTGACAAGCTCCAGCCAGCTCTTAAGGATACAGTAGACCAAATGCTGATGTCAGGTGAAAGTTATCGTGAGATATGCAAGTACCTTGCAAAAAACGAAGTTACACTCTCACAGGCAAGCGTGTGCAGATATGCAAAAAGATTTCTTGCTAATGCGGAACAGCTTCGCATTGCTCAAGAAAATTTCAGAATGATTTTAACTGAAACGGAGCGTTATCCTGACCTTGACCCTGCGGAGGCTATTTTAAGATTAGCAAGCCAAAAGGTTTATGATGCAGTGGCTGCACTTGATGATGAACACTGGAATGAGGTGTCGGCAGATAAATTGCTAAGTCAAGCAACGGCACTTGCAAGGGCGGTCGCTTACAAGAGGGGCATTGACACAAAGGTGAAAAGTGACGAGGAAATTGCTCTTGAAAGCAATCAAACTCTTTTGTATGAAACCCTCAAGCACGACAACCCTCGTCTATACAAAGAGCTGCAGGAGGAAATTATGCGTATCAAGCACAAAGTCAAAGGAGGTACTGCAAATGATGGAAAATAATAAATGGTATGTCTTGCAGGTGCAGACTGGTTCAGAGCTTGATGTACAAAAGGAATTACTCCGCAGAGGTGTTGAGGCGGTTGTTACGATTGAAAACAGACAGATACACAGAGCAAAGCAGTGGATAAGCAAGCAGTATATCGTATTTTCAGGCTATGTGTTTATTAGGATGATGTACTCTTGGTCGCAGTATTACATACTTTCAGGCATTAACGGAGTTATCCGCTTGCTTGGTGGCGGACATCAGCCTGAACCGCTCACACAATCAGAAACAGAATGGATATTAAGCTTAAACGATTTGCTGAAAGAACCGTCAGTACTCAAGCTAACGGAGAACAGTTACGAAGTTATAAGCGGAGTGTTGCTCGACTTAAAAGATAACATCATCAAAGTCGAAAGACACCACAGGCGTGCGGTTGTGAAACTGCATATCGCAGGACAGGAACAGATAATCAAATTGTCTTATGTATTACAAATGCCCGATAACAATGGGGATTGATTCGTCTCCTCGGAGGGAACGGCTGACATATTGCAGGAACACAGCAACCTAATTTCCGAACAAAATCAGGTTGCTGGGGGCGAAGCTATGTCCTGCAGTATGTCAGCCGTTTCTGTTATTTAAACTATGTTTAAGGAGTGATTAAATGTCGAATATAGACAAGGTTAGCAAGCTATTGGAATCAGTTGATAATAAACAATATTACGACATTGTTGCAGATTTGCAGAGCCTTGAACGCTCACTTGATATGCTTAAACGCAAGGACTTTCGCAGAAAACTAAAAGAACTAATAGAAAAATATCAGACAAGCGAAATTACAGAAATCAGAAAAGCACTTATTGAAAAATGCCGTGTTGGAGATACAAATGCCATAAGGCTATATCTCGATAGCTTTAAGCCAACATCATTTGAAACCGAAGATGATGGTCTAACGGCTGCACTCCTTGCTCGTGGTAAGGAGGTATTCGCTGATGAAAATTAAATCTTTCAGCGATAAGCAAGCTAAAGTTATGACTTGGTGGGCTAATGAAGCAATAAGTAAAAAGTATAATGCTGTAATAGCTGATGGTTCTATCCGTTCAGGCAAGACAATGAGTATGTCGCTTTCCTTTGTACTGTGGGCTATGACAAACTTTGATGGCTGTAACTTTGCTGTTTGTGGTAAAACAGTTGGTTCGTGCCGCAGAAATGTCATAAAACCACTTTTGGATATGATACGAAAGCGATATGTAATTCAGGACAAACGCTCGGAAAACCTTATTGTTATTCAGAAAGGTGAACGCTATAATTATTTTTATCTTTTTGGTGGTAAGGACGAATCAAGTCAGGACTTGATTCAGGGTATTACGCTTGCAGGCGTTATGCTTGATGAGGTTGCCCTTATGCCTCGTTCCTTTGTCGAACAGGCTTTAGGTCGTTGTTCCGTAACAGGCTCACGCTTTTGGTTCAACTGCAACCCTGACAATCCGTATCACTGGTTCTACCAAGAATGGATTCAAAAAGCAGATGAGAAAAAAGCCTTGTATCTGCATTTTACTATGGACGATAACTTGACTCTTTCCGAAGAAGTCAAAAGCCGATATTACAGCTTGTATACAGGCAACTTTTTTGAACGCTATATACTCGGTCGCTGGGTATCTGCTGACGGCTTGATTTATCCAATGTTCAGCAAAGAAAAATGCGTTGCTCCGACTGATGAGCGACACTACTCTCAATATTATGTCAGCATAGACTACGGTACATTGAACCCGTTTTCGGCAGGATTATGGGGAATGTGTGGCGGTGTATGGTATCGCATAAGAGAGTATTATTATGACGGAAGAAATAAAAAGGCACAGAAAACAGATGAGGAATATTACAGCGAGGTAGTTAAGCTAATTGACAGACTGCCAATAACGGCTATAATCGTTGACCCGTCGGCGGCAAGCTTTATCACTGTTATCCGCAAGCATGGCAGGTATACTGTCCATAAAGCCAATAATGCTGTACTTGATGGCATACGATTAACCGCCACTTGCATACAACAAGGCTTGATTATGTTTAATGACTGCTGTACAAATACATTTGCGGAGTTTGCAAGCTATGTCTGGGATACTCAGCACTCACAAAAAACAGGCGAAGACAAACCTTTGAAGGAACATGACCATGCAATGGACGATATACGCTATTTTTGTTCGACCGTACTTGCAAAGCACGGCTTGCCAGGCATTGTAAAACTCAGGAGGTAATATGCTTACAGATTTATCATTTTTAGAGCGTGGCAAGGCGTTTCCGCCAGACAGTGAAAGATATAGACTGGAAACATATCTTGACCACAGAAAATTGTTTGAAAACAACCACGCAGAAGTCTACAAGGAGCAGTTTCGCAGAATTGAAAGAGTAGTCGGCAATTTCGACAGAGT